TCAACAGCGTTAACAAGGAAAAAGATCAAGAGCTTCTTGACTGGTACGTAGAGGAGATGGGATTTAACGCTAAAATGGCGGGCGCAAACAAGTTCTATAATCTGTTCAAGAACACTCTTCTCTTCCCCTACACCCATGAAGGAGAGCCTCGCATTCGCATCGTACCTTCTATGAACTTCCTCCCGTATGGAAAGAACAAGAAAGACCCGACGATTATGGAAGGCCTTATTCTTTTCTCTGGCAAGGATGATGAAGGGAATTCTCTTTACAGCTATTTTTCAGCCGACGAGTTCTTCATCTTCGACAGTAACGGCGAAAAGAGAACGGATTACATGGGAGCGCTTGACAACGAAGCAGGCGAGAACCCTGTCGGAGACATACCGGCGGTATACATCAACGCAAGCGATAACCTTCTAGCTCCAAAACCCGACACCGATCTTGAATCCATGACAAAACTCGTCAATGTCCTTCTGGCAGACCTCAACTTCATAGCTATGTTTACGAGCTTTCCGATACGCTACGGTATAGATGTGGACGACAAAAATCTTGCCTATGCGCCAAATGCGTATTGGTCTTTTGCGTCACACGGAGACGGCGAGAAGAAGCCTGAAGTCGGTACACTATCAGCCGAAGCCGATCTAAATCAGATGCTCCAGACAATCGAAAGTGAACTCGCGCTGTGGCTTACCACAAGAGGGATGAAACCTTCCTCTGTTGGTACGCTTTCAGTAGAAAATGCAGCGAGCGGAATAAGCAAGCTCATCGATGAGAGCGACACTACAGAAGACAAAGAGAAGCAAGTCGTCGAATTCGTGAACGCGGAAAAGTCTTTCTGGTGGCTTCTCATGCATCGTATACATCCATATTGGGTGAAGCATGGAATGATCGACACTAAGGCGCTGTTTTCCAATGGAGCTACTGTTGATATCACTTTCGTCGATCAAGTTCCTGTAGTGAGTAGAGGTGATCTAGTGGAAGACCTTAAGAGCGAGATCGATGCAGGATTTACGACAAAGAAAAGAGCGCTAAGAGTCTTAAACCCAGAGATGAGCGAGGAAGACATCGAAGATCTTCTCAAAGAGATCGAAGAAGAGGACAAGCCTATCGAGGTTAATCCTTTCTTTCCACCCAAGCACGAGGAGATAGACAAAGGTGGGCCGGACGACAACGATTGACATACCTCTTCCCAAAGGGATTAAACCCTCCAAGAGAGAGGCGATTGCACACGCCATTATTGATTACATGGCAGAGCGGAGCAAATCGGATAGCGATATTACTGGCCGATCTTTTCCCGATTACGAGGAAGAATACGCAAGTCGTAAAGGGTCAAGCAAAGTTGATCTATCCCTTTCGAATGAGATGCTCGACAGCATGGATTACAGACATACAAGTCGAAACCTCAGAGTAGGCTATTCAAAAGGCAACTCAGAGCAAGGAAAAGCCGAGGGAAACCACTACGGAACGTACGGAACCCCATCTCCTATAAGCGGAAAAGCAAGACCTTTCATCGGCTTTGTAGGAAAGGAAAGAGAGCAGCTTGTATCTATTATCGCTGTATATGGCGATGTGACAAAATCCAAGGCGAGAAGCGCTTTGAAAGGAGCAAAGATAAAACCATGACGGTGACGAATGATCTTTCCAGGTTTGCGAAAAGGGTGACCTCCTCTTTTGATCGTATGCAATCAAAGAGAACGTATACGTTCATTGCAAAAGTAGCTATCAAGCTCATACAAGACCACGTTCGAAAAGGGTACGGCATAGAACGTCAAGGTGGAAGTCTTCGTCGCCTCAAAGGTCTTTCAAAGAACTATAAGAAGTGGCGAGCAGGCAAGGGAAGAAAACGTCTCGGCAGATACGCGAAGCCCAGCTTTTCAAACCTCAACATGACAGGGAAGATGATCAACAGTATGGGCATCTTGTCTATCAGTAAAAAGAGAGTGACAATCGGGCCAAGCAAGAAGCGAAGACGAGGCTCGAAGAAAACTAACTGGCAAATCGCGCAGTACCATCACACGGGTAAAGGAGCGCTACCAACTAGGAGATTCAACTATCTATCGAGAAGAGAAATGGACAGGGTAGTCGGTGCCTTCGAGCAGGCATTGACAAGTGAATTAAAAAATAGCAGACTTTTAAGGAGACGCTAAGATGACAGACAAAATTCCGGTCAGTGACCAAAAAACACCAGCCAGTGGCGACCCAGAAGGCAATACTCCGGTGGAGGACGGCCAGAAACCCCAAGACAAAGACACAGTAGCCTACGAAACCTATAGAAGGGTATTAGGCGAGTCAAAGAAAGCTAAGAGTCGAGCTAAAGAACTTGAAACCGAGCTTCAGGCATACAAGGACGCTGAAAAGCGCAAAGAGGAAGAAGACCTCGAAAAGCGCGGCGAGTATGACAAGGTAAAAGCATCGCTTCAAGAAGAACTCGACAAAGCTAAAGCAGAGAACAAAGCGCTCAAACAAGAGCACACCGATAACAGAAAGCTCGGAGCATTTCTCTCAAGTCTTGACGGGACGGTTGCAAAAGAATACTGGCCTTTGATCAACATCGATCAAATCGCTGTCGATCCCGACACGAATGAGATCGATGAATTGTCTGTCAAGCGTCTAGTAGATACTTTTAAGTCTACCCATTCGCGGCTAATCGACGGTGTCAAGGGGCCAAGGATGACAGATAGCTCGCCGGATAGGCAGAGCGTTTTGACCACAGAGGAGTGGCGAAAGCTTCCACTAAAAGAGCGTAAAGAACGCATGGGTGAAGTCTATCGCCAGAGTTTAGAAACCTAATGTAAGGGATTTCAGCCATGACCATGACAGCTAAGTCAGACGTACAATACCAAGTACAAACGTTTTGGGGCAACACTTTCATGGATGAGCTTATGGAAACTGTATTGCTTCCTGCGCTTGTCAATAAGGACTATGAGGGTGAGATTAAAAAAGCAGGCGATACCGTAAGAGTTTCACAGATTAACCGCGCAACGGCGACACGCAAGACAATTGGAAGTGGTCACGAGTATTTCGCGACGCAAAAGCTCTCAACATCTTATGTTGATTTGAAGTGCGACCAAGTTCTCACGGCTTCTTATGAGTTCGATGACCTCGTCGATCTTCAATCGCAAATCGGCGACAAGGATAGCAAGATCAGACAAGGTCTTCTCGAAGCCTATGCTATCGAGTTGAACAACTACCTTTATTCTCTGGTATCCCCATCAACATCATCGCCAGACCACAGTGTCAACGGTGTCGGAACAATGAACGCTGCAGCTCTTGTAGCTAACCGCGTTCTCGCAGGTAAAGCCAAGTGGAGAAGAGACGGCTGGTATGCTCTTCTTGACCCAAGCTACATCGGAGACATCTTCTCTGCTTCAACACTTACAAGCAACGATTACGTTGATGACAAGCTCGTAGTTGGTGGTCAGTCTGCAATGAAGCGTTTTGGTTTTAACTGCTTCGAAGATAACAGTGAAGGCATTCTTTCTCTGTCTCCCGCCGCGGCGGGCGAAGAGTGTGGACTTTTCTTCCATCCTGATTTCATGCTCATGGCGCATCAGCTTGAACCTCAATTCAAGGTTTCTGATCTCCATAGCAATAAGCAGCATGGCTACGTTATCTCCGTAAGGGGTATCCTCGGAGCGAAGCTCGGAATCGACGGTGATGTTAAGCACATTGTCAACTACCACACATAAGAAGGTGACTCATGGGAGCGACTATATACCCTAATCTGGTAGTGCTGAAAGCAGAAAGCGCCGAGGCGCTCCATGCTCAAATCAGACAGATAAACGCTCCCTATGAGATCGTTTCTTTGTACGCAGACGAAGGCGTCCACTATGCGTGGGTGTCTTCGAAAAAGAAAATAAGATTAAAACAGGAGAATAATCATGGCAGCAGTTAAAGCCAAGGTAACAGTAGGCGCCCCTTTCGGTAACGCCGAAGAGATCGCAAGAGTCGTTTACGACTTTGACGAAGACGCAGGAGCAACAGGTGCTCTCGAACTTCTTGAAACAACCGATGACATCGTCATTACAGCGTTTTACATTCGCGGCATCCCCGAACTCGATAGCTCCTCAGACGGCACATCACTCGATGTAGGTGTTTCGGGCGGGGACACTGACGTTCTGATCGACGGTGTGGCAGAAGCTACAGTCGCAGCGGGCGCTCTCGTTAAACCTACAATCGTTGAAGGCACACCAAACGTGTTTCCGCTTCCTTTGAAGCTCGCCGCAAATGGAAAAATCATCCAGACTATTGTAAGTGAAGCTCTAACTTCGGGTAGGTGTGAATACTTCTTTAAGTATCACAAATTCGGAGCGTAGTCGGGGGGTTTGAGTGGGTCACTTGTGACCCACTCTTTACGTAGGTAAGAACATGCCACTCAGTGAAAACATAAACAATAGAGAGTTTAACAAGTTCACTCGGCAACGAGGAACAAGAGTTAAAACCCAGTCAGTACCAGAAGACGGAAACGCCTTCCAAGTCGAGACGACAGAGATCACCACAGACGCAACGCCGATTGATACTCCTGAAGATGCAAACAAGATGCATCTTATACACGTTGAATCAGGAGTCATCATCTATCTTGGGGGCTCGGACGTCACAACATCAAACGGCTGGCCATTGGTCGAAAACACTCCTTTACATGTAGATCTTAAAAAAGGGAATAACAACTCAATTTACGGTATTGTTGCAAGTGGAACGGCAGACATCAAAGCGCTAGGAGTCGTCAAAGAATGAGTACCATTACAACTATAGTCGCAAGCCCGACAGGGTTCTCCTACGACGTAAATAAGATCGAGTATGTCGGGGGGTCTTTCCAGTTAAAGCTCGTCAACAACCCCAATCAAACAATCACAGAAGACTTTGCTGATGATACGGGTTTCGACTATTGCTCAGATAGCATCGAGTTCTCAGGTGGACAGATACAACAAAAGAGTCAATTTCCAAGCGACTCAACTTGTGGGATGAATTTCACAAGCAGCATAGATATGAGCTACGGAGACGGGGTTCTCACAGGAACGGCTTCAGGTGGAGCGGCAGTCTCAGGCGGAAAGCTTAACCTAAAAGGCGGAACGGTGAAGTATGTCAGCTACGACGCCGATCTCAACGCAGACTCGCAGCAAACAGGCGCATTTCGCTTCAAGGTAACGCCGAACTACTCAGGCAATGCCCCGTCCACTCAAGTGTTCATGGCTTGTCAGAGAGCCGACGGGGATAGTAAAAATCAGATTCTCCTCATGCATCTTATGAACGGACAATTCAGAGTGAGTCTTCAAGATTTAACAGGATCGGTCACACACCATGACCTAGGAGCATGGTCGCCGACGCTTGGCACTGAATACGAGATAGAGTTCAACTATGACTTTACAGCGGGAGCGTCGAGACTCTTCATAGACGGGACTCAATTCGGCATTACGATGACAACAACGCAGACAAGAGACGCAAACATAGCTTTTCTCAGACTCGGCACACTATCAAATCAGACTATTGACTGTGAGCTTGATGACTTCCAAGTCTTTAGCGCAGTACAGCATACAGCGAACTACACGGCAGGCTACAGCGTACCTGAATATCAGTATGCAGCTTGTAATCCTACCTCTCCGACCTACCCAATAGCGGGACCGGGAGAATTTCAAAGCGTTGACGGATTCACGGCTACAGAAGGAGGAACTCCAAGGTATACGGCTCTCGCTGATTACGGAGCAGGGTTTGTCCGTTACTGGCACACAGGCGGCGAGTGGGTAGTCTCTGATGGAACATATGCGCAAGCCAATACGCAAGCAGACTTTAACGCAGGTCTCGCAGACTGGCCCATCACTGGTCTTCCTGTCGATTTAAAGTTGGGAATGCATTTCGAAGACTCTAATACTCAAGGGTACATCAGCAGCATGGAACTTGAGTACACCGATCAAATCTACCCGACAGATAATCCGACGATCACTCCCGCTTCAACCTTTCCGAGTTCTCTTTTGAAATCGTTCGAAGACGATTCAAGCGCAGCGGGAAGCGACGCAGTGAAGTACACTATCTCGGCTAGTGGTCAAGAGAGATACGTCACAGGAGGAAGCGCTTCTGATTCAGACGGGACATATGCTCAGTCATCGACAGCGGCAGAGATGGAGTCGGACATTGAGAACATTATCACTACCCGAAAGACAAGCGTCTTTCCAAAGATCTTTTTGCATTCAGACGATGGAACAACGACTCCGACATTCACATTCATTACTATTGAGCATGATCAATCGATACTCAATATCAGCGCCGGAACGCTTTGCAACTTCGACGGTGCTATATACGACAAGGATGGGCCTATAGCGAGCGAGATTGTGCGGATAAGACCCTATGAAGGCTTTATCAACGGCAATGTTTTACACAAGTACGAGTGGCAGACGCTAGGCACTACCGATGCCAATGGATGGTTTGCAGGTGACATCTACGTCCAATCGGCCGACGCCTATTGGGAAATGAAAGTCGGAAAGCAAAGATATAAATTCCAACTACCAAACGCAGGCGAGGCTACTTTCGCAAACCTAGAATCTTTTGAAGTCATTGAGGCTGATTAAATGCTCACAAATCAAAGTATCATTTTCGACGATAATGGAACGAATGTTGACCTCTCTATGTCGCTGAACAAGTTTAGGACAGGTACACAGGTCATTGACTTGGTAGCCGACGAAGATGCGCTCTACATTGGGAGTGATCTCCCCTTCAATCATCGCCATATAGATGTTCAAGTTCCTAATGATCAAGCCTCTATTGCTTCGGTTCAACTATGGGACGGTAGCGACTGGAAAGATGTAGCCTTGACAGCCGACTTTACGGAGTCGGGAGGAATTACTCTCGCGCAAAGCGGACTTATTTCATGGATACCTGATCGCAACGAATCATGGTCACCTGAACAGGACAGCGAAGACGTCGACGGTCTAACAATTGAAGGGGTTTACGACTATTATTGGGCGAAAATTACCTTTAATAATGACCTTAACTCATTAACCGAGCTTAAGTTTATAGGTCATCTATTCAGTAATGACGATGTTCTTTTCGACTACATGCCCGATCTCAACAACACGGCTTTAATGGACTCCTTTGAACTTCCGGCAGGAACGAAAACAGATTGGTTAGACCAACATTATGCAGCGGCAGAGGCGATCATCAGGGAGATTAGATCTTCTGGAGTTATAAAGTCGGCGAATCAGATTCTTAAACCAACGAATTTCGAAACTCCGAGCGTGTACAAAACCGCCGAACTCATCTTCCAAGGCCTTGGAAATAGCTATCGAGACGACAGAGACGACGCTCGAAAGCTTTAT